TATGCTGAACGATTCTATAAGTCCAGGACATGGGAGAAGTGCAGGTACGCATTCCTCTGTTCCAAGAACTGGACCTGCGAGCGGTGCGGGCATCTGGCAGCGATAGCTCACCACAAGCAGTACATTACACCACAGAACATCAACGACCCGAACGTGACGCTGAACTGGGATAACCTGGAAGCACTGTGTGAAGTCTGCCACAACCGGGAACATTTCGGAAGCGGCGCATGTGCGGACGGACTGAAGTTTGACGCAAACGGAAATCTTGTCAAGACACCCCCCGGGTGCATTAACACTTTAGCGCATTAATAGACCGGTGGGTGCAGTTCAAATTTCCTCTCCATGAGTTTTTTATATGCAAATGGGAATCATTCGCATTTATAGAACGCTGGAATATTTTAGGAGTGATTTTTATGGCAATGGCAAAAATCAGAAAACTAATAACCATTATCGATGATGACCGAAAGCCTATCGCGGAAAAGCTGATGCAGGAAATGACGTTCATGGACGCGACGCTTTCCAAACTGAAGGCGGGAATCCGGAAAAACGGCGCTGTAGTGGAAGGTCATGCCGGGCCGAAGCAGAACCCGGCTCTGACGGCCTACAATACCACAATTCAAAGGTATGCCCTGCTAAACAAACAGCTGATTGACCTTCTCCCGCCCGCGGCGAAACCGGAAGCAAAGGATGAGCTGGCAGAGTTTCTGAAGAAAGGCAGGAGCGCCTGATGAATCCGATTCTGGAATACCGGGACGGCATCCGCGCCGGGAAATACGTCGTCTCCCGGAAGGTCCAGAGGCTCTATGAGAAGCTGGGCCATGAGATTGAGCACCAGGCGGGGCGATACATTTTCGATGAGGAGAAGGCAAACCGGCCGATAGAGTTTATCGAACGGTTCTGCCGCCACAGTAAAGGCGAATGGTTCGGGCGGCCGGTCCTGCTGGGGCTGTTCCAGAAGGCGTTTATCGCGGCTCTGTTCGGCTTTGTGGACGCTGAAACCGGCCTGCGGAAGTACCGGGAAAGTCTGTTTCTTGTGGGCAGGAAGAACGGCAAGTCCACAATGGCCGCAGGCATCGCGCTGTACTGCATGATAGCGGACAATGAGCCGGGGGCGGAGATATACTCTACCGGGACGGCATACGCGCAGGCAAAACTCCTGTTCGATGAGGCGCGGAACATGGTGAAGCAGAGCCCCGAGCTTTCGCGGTACATCAGGAAGCGGAAGCAGGATATGTACTGCGACGCGCTGATGGCGAAGTTCCAGCCTTTGGGGCGCAACAGTGACACACTGGACGGTCTGAATGCTTCGCTCGTTATTATGGACGAGCTTCACGGCGTGCGTGACAGAAACCTTTATGAAGTGATGAAGCAGTCTCAAAGTGCCCGCAGGCAGCCGCTTCTGATTATGATTACCACAGCAGGAACGGTGCGTGAGTGCATTTACGACGATATGTACAGTTACGCCTGCAACGTCCTTGACGGCGTGGTAAAGGACGAATCATTCCTGCCGGTGCTCTATGAGCTGGACGATGCCAAGGAATGGGAAAATCCGGAAGCATGGCCGAAAGCAAACCCGGGCTTAGGTACTATTAAAAAGCTTGACGACTTACAGCGCAAAGTTGAGCGGGCGAAAAGCAGCGCTGCCGACCTGCCGGGAATCCTCTGCAAGGACTTCAACGTCCGGCAGAACGCAGCTTCTTCATGGCTCACCTTCGACGACATCGACAACCCGGAAACCTTCGACCTGGAGAAGTTTCGGAACTGCTACGCTATCGGCGGGGCCGACCTGTCCATTACAACAGACTTAACAAGCGCAACGCTCCTGTTTGTGGACAAAGAAACCGAAAGAAGATATGTAACTCAAATGTGCTGGCTTCCGCGTGACAGCTTCTATGAGCGCGTACACAAAGACAAAATTCCTTATGATAAATGGAAAGACGCAGGGCTTTTGCGGCTCTGCGAGGGCAACACAATAAACTACAGCGACATTACAGCATGGTTTAGCGAAATGCTGAATGACTACGGCATTACTCCCCTGTGGATTTATTACGACAGCTATTCTGCCCGGTATTGGGTAGACGAAATGCAGCAGTACGGCTTCCCCATGGTTCGCTGTATTCAGGGAGCAAAGACGCTTTCCCTGCCGATGCAGCAGATGGGCGCAGACTTAAAAGCAAAGAAAATCAATTACAATAATAGCCCGATTTTAAAATGGTGCTTGACGAACACAGGTATTCTCACAGACAGGAACGGCAACATAGTGCCTATAAAGGCGCAGCAGCCGAAGATGAAAATTGATGCAATGGCTTCTATGTTGGACGCTTACGTCGGGCTGATGGACCATTACGAAGAATTTTTAAGGGCGTGATGAAATGGTAAAGGATAAGAAGATAATAATTTACAATGGGACCGAGGTTCAAGACGATATAGGCAACTGGGTAACCGCCTATCAGCCGATTCACCCAGGCAGCCTGTGGGCTTATGCGCGGCAGCTTTCACAAAAAGAGTATTTCGCCGCAGGAACTGCCGGATACAAAGAGGATATGCAGTTTACCGTCAACTGGAGAAGGGACATCAAGCCCGGAATGCTGATTCTGTACCGGGAAACGTGGTACGTCATAGACCGTGTGGATACCTTTGAGGGTTACAAAGAGGACCTGAAGCTGCTCGCAAAGGAAGCGGCACAGTCTGAAATTCCGCCGGCAGATGAGATAGTACCATACTGATTCCGGGAGCTGCCCTTGAAATTTCGGGGGCAGCCTTTTTTATGCCAACAAGGAGGAGAGCCCAATTTTGGACTGTCCAAAGGGGGACGGAATTTCGTTCCCCCCCCTGTCATGAATCCAATTTTGGATTGGTTAAATCTACTGAGCTCAATTTTGAGTTGAGCGTTCCCACACGACAAGCACGGGAGATGCAGCAATCATCAGTCCCCAATTTTGGGGACTGACACAGATAACTTCAACCCCAACACTGTTGGGGTTCCCATACGCGCGCGGGAGATGCAGCTTACAAAGAAATCGGAGAGCTCAATTTTGAGCTGTTCCCATACGCGCGCGGGAGATGCTACGCACTATCCCCACTTGTGGGGATGACTTTGAACGTTCCCATACGCGCACGCGCGGGAGATGCTAGTGGCATCGCAACAAGTTGCGATAGTGTTCTGCGTTCCCCTACGCGCGCACGCGGGAGATGATAGAAACAGGGGTGCGTCAAATTTGACGCAGGGGTATTCGTTCCCTTACGCGCGCACGCGGGAGATGATAGGGGGTAACGAAATGTGACACCCTTGGTGGCAAGCAGGTTCCCACACGACAAGCGCGGGAGACGCAGGTAGTCAAAAAGTAGTCAAAAATTTATTCTGGCGCCAGCCGGGGAGGTCAGAGCGGATTTTTTTAAAATATTTTCAAAAAAAGCCTTGACAATACACCAATATAGATGTATAATAAATACAGAAATTAAGAAAGGAAGCAATCAAAATGAAAAATTCTGTTTATAAAAATGTACTTGGATTGCCTGAAAGCGTTGGCACAATTTCTTTTGTGAATACTCAAAATTTGTTTAACGAAGAAAGTTATTTTTCTTTTGCTTCTGCAACCGATGCCCCTGGCCGGAAGTGGGCTGAGGGTACATCAGCTGAAGAAATGGCAAAAGACATGGAAAACGATGGTTGGACTTGCGAATTTAAAAAGGACGGCTCTGGGAAGCTATGCGCAGCCTGTGTCCACATTAATACGCAGAAAATTATAGATGCCGCCAAAAAAAACAATGCAGCGGCTTTTAAAAACGCCGAAAAAGGATTTCTCCGATTTGGCGACTTACCAAAAAACGGAAAGTCAAAAAACTTTGCAAATGGAAATTTTGAAGCGGGCATTTCCGCATTTAATGCAGAATTTTCTGGAAACAACTATCGGCCAATTTTGACAGATGTGCTTGAAATCACATATCTTAATGTTATGTCACGGCCTGCATACCGCGTATGGGGAAAAGTGGTTGGAACTGGTGCTGATGGCGAACCGCTGCTAAAAGTTACTAAATCCGTAAAGCTTAACTAACAATATAGTATATAATAGATGTATAATAAATACAGAAATTAAGAAAGGAAGTAATCAAAATGACGAAGAATGTGACGTGCTGGATGCGGGTGGCTGCGAATCCGAAGGAGAATGTCTGCTTCCAGCAGAAACTAAGCTAAAAATAGTCTCTGTTTCTTCCGACGAAGATTTTGAGGAAATGGGATTTTATGAAGTAGATCTTGAAAAAGTTGATGAGTTGGAGGACTTAAAATGCTAATTAGTCTATCTAAATACGCAGCTGCACACGGTAGGTCGCAAATTTCGGTGCAGCAGAAGGCCCGCCGCGGCGGATTTGAGACTGCCCGAAAAATCGGACGGAACTGGGTAATCGATAGCGACGAGCCCTATTCTGACCGGCGGATTAAATCTGGAAAATTTAAAAATTTTCGGAAAAAGCCTTGACAATACACTTATAGAGGGGCGGCTAAAATGACAGTCGAAGAGCTTAAGGGCTTGGCGGAAAAGTACACGGATCGTTATCAGTATGTAGGCGTTCGCACGCAGGAAGAGCCCTTTGAGCTCGGCGAGGTCGAACACCGCTCCTCCGTGTGGGTCGATGGTTCCAATCGCTGTACGAAATTCGTTCGGCGTTATTGTCGAACACCGCTCCTCCGTGCGGGTCGATGGAGACGAAACAACCAGCGAGCTCAACGGGCTTAGCGTGACTAACATAAACAGCCGCGCACGACTGGGAGCGGGCCGCGAAGGGCCGTTTATTTTGAAATGGCGAACCCGTTCACACAATGCACAGAATGCACAGAATTACCGGCACTATGAAAGCATAATAAAATAGCCGAACCCCTTCACAGAATACACACAATACACAGAATAGGACTTTTCCCCATACTGCCCCATAAAAATAGCCGCCTGCGACGAAGCAGACGGCATTTTTTATTTATGGCTTTTTTATTTCTCAAAATGGTTTACTTTGCTTTCCTGGTCGTACAACTCTCGCAGAAGCTCAAAGACTTTCAACAGATTCATATTTTTATAGTCTGCAAGGCTCAACGCTGTTACGTCAACATCTGCATCAGCCGGGGCAATATCATCATCATCCCCCCAGCCGCGCCCAGGATCAAGGTATTTATATTTCTGGTAATAGGGCACGACGTGGTCAAGGCCGGTTTGACGCTTGTTTGCCTCTTCGTCCAGCACATAGTATAGATAGTGCGCAATTGAATACAAGGCTTTCTTATTTTCTAACAGCGTATTTACCGTAAGCGTGATAGAGTTTTGCTTGTCATTATGAAAACGCCTTTTTAGAAATTCGATGGCTTTTTCCGAAAGTCCGGTCACCTCCATTACGTCGGCGGTGTCCGGCTTTTTCGCATCCGACACACCGAGCAGATAATCCGTCGTCACGTCGTAATGCTCCGCGATCTTACAGAGAAGGTCATATTTCGGTTCGCGAGAACCTTCATATGCGGAATAGCTTTGCACCGATACACCAAGGATCGCCGCAACATCGCTTTGATTTTCGCCTTTATCTAAGCGAAGCTGCTTCAACCTATCCGAAAATACAGACATAATAGCTTCCTCCTATCCGAAAATCCATCAATTCTTTAATATAGGATACCATGATAAATAAATAATGTAAAGGGGTTGCAAACAAAAAAGATATGCGCTATTATCTTATTAGTTGTTCGATGGACTATTAAATACAGCTTTTGTTTAATTAAGAGGGTGAGAGTATGGAAAAACTTACATTATCTATTCCGGAAGTTGCCCAGGTATTGGGCGTCAGCAAGCCTACAGCCTATGCGCTGGCAAATTCAAAAGGCTTTCCAATTTTAAAAATCGGCAAGCGCAAAGTGGTGCCGGTGCGCCAACTGCAAATTTGGATAGACAAAAACAGCCAGACATCAGCTTAAATTTTCAGTTTTTAGGAAATAGCTGAACAGTGGAACAGTGACCTATAAAATTGCTTAAAAATCCAGTATTCATGCGGGTTTTCAAGATTTTAAGCCTACATGAACAGTGAATGAACAGTGGTGAACAGTGCTGAACAGCGAGGAGGTAATTTATAACGAGCTTAACAGAAATATGCAGTAACCAGCGCATTGATGAAATGATTAGAGCCACTGGCGGCGAGCAAAGGCAAAAAGCACTGGCCATTCTTAGCGACGCGAAGCAGTTAGGCCCAGAAGAAGGCGAAAAGGCGAAAGCCATTGTCGCCGGAAGTATTGGCTGGAAGATTCCACAGCAAGAAGAAGAAAAGAAACTTCCGCCTTTCCCAATGGAAGCGCTTCCGGAAACATTCGGAATGTTTGCAGAGGAAATTTCAAAATCAATCAGTGTTGACCCATCTATGCCGGCAGTGCTGATGATGGCAGTTTTTTCAGCAGCATTATCCGGAAAATATGTGGTACACCCGGGCAGCTCAGAATTCGAAAATTTAAACCTTTATCTGCTTATTATTGCGGAAGCCTCTGAACATAAAAGTGCCGTATTTAAGATGATAACAGCTCCCATGTTTGCATGGGAAAAATGCGAGAATGAACGGCGTGCTCCCGAAATAGCGGACGCAAACGCAAAGCAAACTGTCTTGCAGGGAGAAATCAAAGGATTGCAAAAGAAATCCGAAAAACCAAGAAGCAGCCCGGAAGATCGGGCAGAAATAGCGCAGCAGCTTTCAGATGTACAACAGGAGCTAAACCAAAGCGAAGATGTACATAAATGTGTCCTGTGCTGCAATGATGCAACACCGGAAGTTGTGGGCGTACTTCTTTCCCAACAGGGTGAACGGCTTGCAATCCTTTCCGATGAGGGCGGCGTATTTGGCGAAATTGCCGGGCGATATGCGAAATCCAGCGTCGACCCGAACATTGATATTTTCTTACAGGGATATGACGGTGGAAACGTCCGCGTTTTTCGCATGAGCCGCGAGCCTTTAATGCTGGAACACCCATTACTGACATTCGGCCTGATGGCACAGCCGCAGACCTTGAAACACGTTCTTAGTAATGAGGACTTTTCCGGGCGCGGACTTCTTTCCCGCTTCATGATGTGCTGCCCGCCGTCTCAAATTGGCCATAGGCCGTGCGTGGTTGATGAACCAGAAGTTTCTTCTATGATAAGCGACGCATGGGCTGCAAGTATCGATTCTGCATTGAGCATTCCCATGCCGGAGAGCCCGGCTGTGATTGAACTTTCACCCGGGGCAAAAGATGTTTTACGAAAATACAATGATTGGGTGGAAGCCCGACTTCCAGACGAACCGGACGGCATGAAAAGCTGGACGGGAAAATTAATTGGCAACACTTTACGGATTGCAGGCCTGCTTCATGTGTGGAGCTGGTTTGACAATGCAGACAAAGAAGAAATTGCACCTGAAACATTGAGCAACGCGATAAAAATCGGAAAGTACTTTTACGAGCAGCAAAGCCGAATTTATTCGCAGGCTGACAGTGAAAACTTACTGGAAAGCGATATTCATTATATCATTGGCCGGCTGAAAGCAAAAGGGAAACTGGGGCAAACAATGGCCCAACGCGAAATTCAATTAATGTGTCGAAAGCTGAAAAAAAGCAGGCTGGAAGCTGCATTGAATGAAATGGAAGAACAGGGATATGCCCGGAAGATGGAAAATCAAAGCACATATCGCGGCGGCGGGAAAGTCGTAACATGGGCGATTAACCCGCTTTTATAAATCCACTGTTCACCGCTGTTCAGCACTGTTCAGCCACTGTTCAGATTAAGGCAATACGGAAGAAAGCCGCATGAACGCTGAATTTTTTGGACGAATATGGCTCACTGTTCACACTGTTCACACTGTTCAGGGTATTTGAAAAGAGGTGAAAAACATCGTTTCTATTATTCAAACATAAAGTTTTCAACCGTTGGTGGAAAACCTGCAACCGTTGATGCGTAAACCCTTTATTTATGAAAATCCACAGTTGCCTTAAAACTATTACAACCGTTGATTTATATCAGAACCGTTGATTTTAGAGTTTAAAGCGATATGTAGTTTAAAGTGATGAATCAACGGTATCAACGGTTATCAACGGTATCAACGGTATATATAGTATCCCCTCTGTGGAAATTGAAAAGAGGTGAAAAACATGGCTGATAAAATATGCCCGTACATTGGGCAGAATGTGAGGATATTATGACTTCAATTATGCTGGCCGGAAACCCACACGGGGGGATTTTGCCCAAATGGGGGGATTTTGGGGGGTGTTTTAAAAACTTTATATTTTCCTATATAGGGGACCCAAAACATATATGTATAGTAATATATGAAAAAATAAAAAAGTTTTAAAATGGGGGTAAAAATCCCCCCCCAAACGCAAAAATCCCCCCCTGTGGGCATTCCGAAAGATGAACGGTGGCGAACGATAGGAGATGATTTCATGATTATCAATGGCAGACCTTTTACTAATGAAAACGGCTGGACGGACGACGGACTGCTAAATAAGCTGGATTCGGAATCTGCCCAGACAGTGCTGAACTGGGTCCACTGCAATATCCACCCGCGGAAGACCGTGAATCCGCACTATTCCAGCTGGGGGCTGAAGCATCTGCTGGAGCATGATGTGGGGTACTATCTCACGAATAACCAATTCAAAGATGCGATGCTGCAATGTGGATTCCGGCCAAAGGACCCGAATGAGCTAAACTGGACGTACAGAATCAATGTCAGGAGGCAAACGTGATGACCGATTTTGAGAACCAGGTGCTCGGCGACCTGAAAGGAATATCCGAGCAGCTGGACGTGATTGAGAACGACACGGACAGGCAGGAGCAGGTCCTGGACTATCTGGACCGCATTGCCGAAGCGCTGGAAACTATTCGTATGCTGGAGACCGATAAAATTGACAATGATTAACAAATAAGCTATAATGTAAAGTGAAAGTACTTTACAGGCTATAAGGAGAAAAAGATGAGTATTTTCTCAAGGATTTTCAGAAACAGACAGCCGCCCAAGACGGCTCCCGCGGTACTGACCGGGTCGCCGGCGTACTTCACCCCATTCAGCGGGAACGCCTACGAAAGCGACGTTTTCCGCGCTGCTGTGGACGCCATAGCACGGCACGGGGCGAAGCTGCACGGTTCGCATATAATACGCACACAGGACGGCAGGCAGCCGGGCGACGACAACCTCAATTATCTGCTGGGTACCAGACCGAACCCGTACATGAGCGCCTGCGACGCGCTGTACAAGCTGATTACACATTTTTACGCATATAACGATTCATTCGGGTACATACAGCGCGGGGACGCGGGAATCGCGGCTCTGTATCCGCTGGACGTAACCGGCGCGCAGTTCGTGACGGACCCGACCGACACCATGTACATCAAGTTCTTCTTCCAGAACGGGAAGCAGTACATTCTCCCCTATTCTGACATCATCCACCTTCGCAGGCACTTCAACCGGGACGACCTGCTGGGCGATGACAACTCCGCAATTCTTCCGGCCGTCCGGCTGGCACAGACGCAGAGCGACGGCATTGTTTCCGGGATAAAGCAGGGAGCAAGCCTGCGGGGAATCCTGAAATACAATCAGGTTCTGGCTCCGGAAAAAATGAAGCAGGAGCGGGACGCCTTCACGGCGGACTTCCTCAACATCTCCAACAACGGCGGCGTGGCCGTGACGGACAGTATGCTGGACTTCGTTCCGTTGGATTCAAAGCCATACACTATTGACGACAAACAGCTTTCCGCCGTACAGAATAAAATCTGTGCCTATCTAGGCATATCCCCGGAAATTGTTTCCGGAAACTACACCGAACAGCAAGGTACGGCGTTTTACGAATCTGTCATTGAGCCACTCGCGGCACAGATGGGGCAGGAATTTACGGCGAAAATATTTACCCCTATCGAGCAGCAGGCCGGAAACAAAATTATTTTCGAGGGTAACAACCTTGATTATGCTTCTTATACGACCCGCGTTTCCGTCATTCAGCAGACCGCGCCTTATGGGATTATGACGATTGATGAGTGCAGGGAAGCGCTGAACATGAAGCCAATCGGCGGCGACGAGGGCGCAAAACGATTACAGACCCTGAATGTTGTGGATGCAACCAAAGCCAACAATTATCAGCTAGGGGGAAACTCCAATGAAGGAAAATAGATTTTTTGAAGTCCGTGCTGCTGAAGCGACGAGCGGCACAATGACCCTGACGGGGCGCGCAGTTGTCTTTAACCAGCCCGCTCTGATTCACGACCCGATGGGTGATTATACAGAAATAATTCGTTCTGGGGCGCTGGCAGGCGCTGATATGAGCGATGTTCATTTATTTGTGGGGCACGATACAACAAAAGTGCCGCTTGCAAGAGTACCAAAAACAATGCAGCTATCAATCAGCCCGGCAGGGCTTGACATAGCAGCGCAGCTTCCGGATACCGCAGCGGCAAAAGAAGTCTATCAGGGAGTACAGCGTGGGGATTTATCGGGAATGAGTTTTGCATTCACAGTGCCGGCAGGCGGCGACGCATACGACCCGAAAACCAACACCCGCACCATCAGTCAAATAGGTAAAGTTCTGGAGGTGTCCGTTGTCCCTTATCCCGCTTATCAGCAGACGAGCGTAGAAGCCCGGAATGCAATGAACGGCAGTTCTGCCGCATATCGGGCAAAGCAGGAAGCAAAAATTAAAATTCATCAAATTTTAAAAAGAGGTTTTAACTATGTTTAAAGATAAAAACGAAGCATTCAATCATTATCGTACCGCAACGGCTGAGGAAATTGAAAAGCGTGCGGCTGAAATTGGTAAAATTATCGACACCGACAGCACCGCCGACATTGCAGGGCTGAACATTGAGCTTGACGGCTTGAAAATGGCAAAGGATAATCTGGAAGCCCGCAGTGCTGCAAAAGGCAAGTTGAGCGGCTTTGACCCGATCACTGGGAAGAATTTTTCTAAACAGCCGGAAAAACGGGATGCTGATATTTTCTCTTCTGTGGAATATAGGACCGCATTCTTTAAAAAGATGCTGGGGCAGCCCATGAGTGAAGAGGAAACCGCAGTCTTTAATCGGGCACAGGAACAGGCAGTTACTGAACACCGCGCAGCTATTACAGCCGGAACCAATCAGGCAGTAATTCCCTCAACAACCCTGAATGAGGTTGTTCAGAAAGCAACCACACAGGGGAACATTCTCCAGTATGTCCGGCAGTTCCGCATTCCGGCCAATCTGTCCGTACCGGTTGCGACACCGGAAGATGCAGCAGAATGGCATGCTGAGGGCACAGACGCAACACCAAGCACCAATGCCCCAACGAGTGTGGTATTTAATGCCTACGAGCTGATGAAAGTATTTTCCATGAGCGTTGCGGCCAATACCATGAGTATTCCAGCTTTTGAAAGTTACTTGTCCACAGAACTAACCCGGACAGTTGGTGCGGCTCTGAATGGCGCTGTATTCAACGGAACAGGTACCAATCAGGCGCAGGGGATTCTTTCCGGCATTACATGGAACACGGCCAACAGTACGACATTCGCAAGTTCCGGCCTTAAATATACCGATGTGCTGAAGCTGGCTTCCCTGCTGAAGGCCGGGTACTCCGCGGGTGCGGTGTTCGCGTGCAGCAACGCGACCCTGTTCAACCGTGTTATGGCCGTGACCGATACGACAGGCAAGCCAATGTTCACGAACCCGATTGACGGCGGTGCAGGTTATATGCTGGGGCATGCGGTAGTTGTGGATGATTACATTCCGGCGGACACTATTCTGTTTGGCAATTTCCAGTATTACGGTCTGAACCTGTCGCAGGATATTATGCTGGAAGTTTCGAGGGAAAGCAGTTTCAAACAAGGCCTGATTGACTACCGGGCGATGGCAGTGGGCGACGGCAAGCCGATTATTCCCGAAGCATTTGCCAAACTGACCGCGGCGGAAGTCTGAACATAATGCAGATGAGGGGTTGCGCTTATCGCAGCCCCTTTTTGTTAGGAGTGATTATCATGGCATTACTTACGATAGATGAGGCGCGGGACGCGCTGAGGCTGGACGGCACGGAAAACGATACCATCATTCAGTCCATGCTGGACAGTCTGCCGGATTATCTGGAAGTAACCACAGGCAGCAGATGGGACGACGATACAGCGCCTGGCTATCAGCTCGCCAAGCAGGCGGCAAAGTTTATCCTTCAGCTGTGGTACGACCCGGGAGCGAGCGAAGCGGCGCGGCTGTCGAACGCTGTTGACAGTATGCTGGGTACGCTGAAGCTGTGGGCGTCACTGAAATGAAACCATATGCTGAACGATTCTATAAGTCCAGGACATGGGAGAAGTGCAGGTACGCATTCCTCTGTTCCAAGAACTGGACCTGCGAGCGGTGCGGGCATCTGGCA